TATTCTCGTCCCAAGTTAAGACTTGGCTAAAAAATCTTCGTCCACCGCCATGACAAAAACGGCTGAAGCAATACGAACTCTTTCAATTGCTTCGTTAATTTTACTTGCACCGATGATGGGCAGGGAGCCACGCAGTGCCACAATATCTTCGATAGTAATCTCATCTTGAATGTCACCAGTGGGGGACGTGATTTTGCTAATCTGTTCACGCCAAAGAAGATTAGTAAACAAACGGTCACGGTCGTCGTTGTCTTTTTCTTTGCGGGTAACTTCACCAGTAAGGGGTGCCGTTGTTTCTTCAAACTCTACTGGGTGCTTAGCAATTGCAAGATTAAGCATCTCTTCACGCTTGGCCTCAGAAATTCCAGTGATACTAAAAACATATTTGCTATCAGAAATTGATTCAACAATCTCAGCAAGTTTTTTGTTCAGCTCGTCAATGCGTTTGCGATTTACATCTGCCGCGCCGGGGCTTTTACGAATGTTTGCCTTTTCAAGTTCTTGAACTTTTTCTTGAATCTCAACAGCCGACAGTGCTTTGCTTTCATCAAAGTAAACATCAACCTCAATAACCGGGTATGAGCGATTGTTCAAAACTTCAATAATGTTAAACTTTCCAGGAGCCTTAGCTTCCTGAACCATTTCTTCAATTGTTTCCGTAGACATTATTCCTCCAGTAGGTTGTAGAAACATACTATCATAGACAAACGAAAGCCCCCTCCGAAGAGGGGGCAGTCGCTATCCTTGTCGGAAATTTTATTACGTAATTGTCAAAGCCACCGTGCCAGCAGTTCCACCACCGGGGTAGGTTGCTGTAATCGTGGCTGAACCCGAGGCAATTGCCTTAACAAGACCAGTGTTTGAAACCGTGGCCTTAGCAACATTGCTTGAAGTCCAATTCAACTCATTGGTCATAAAGCGAGTGTCAACCTTGCCCTCAAGCTTGTAATACTGAGTGGCAACCGTAGCAGCCAGCGTAGTTACTACAGCGCCCTGATAAAGTACCGTCGTTGCGAACGCAGTAGCGCCCTTAACCGGAACGCGAACAGCAAGCTGACCCTGCGGCTGGAAGTTAATTGTGTAGCGGAAAGCTTCTTCGCCAACAATTGACTCAGCATACGAGTCGGTCATCACCTTGAATACGTGAACCAAGTCACCGGCAGCAGCACTTGTGCTGGACTCCGTGCCATCAATGCGAACAACCATGTAGCCCTTAGTGCGAGGCTGGTCAAGAAGGTCGTAAACAACCTGATACTTGTTGCTCGTGTCAGTGAATGAGCGAGGGTAGTAGAACGACATCTGCCCACCGAACTGCGCAGCACCAACAGTCTGAACCTTACCCAGCGCGGTAATCGCCGGGTCGTCAAGAACGTTTGATGCCTGAAGCATGTGGTTGAAGTCGTTCCATGAAACGGCATCAGAGATGTCAACCATAGCGTTAATTTCAGTCGCCGTGGGTGCAAGGTAGTTGGCGATGGAGTTTTCAAGTCCAAACCAAATGCGAATATTTCCCGATGCGGGAAGTTTAGTATCAGCCATTATGCAACCACCTTGAAGTTCCAGTTAACGAAGTCATTGTTAAGGAATGTCTGCATGATGCGAACGTTCTCGCCCGAGCCACCTACATCCATTCCATAGTCGGTACGAACTCCAACCATCTTAACAATGTCACCAACAGCGAAAGCATCGCTGCTCTTTTTACCAACACGCAGAACAGCAATGTACTCTGCGTTGGGGTAGGAAATCATGTTAAGAATTTCATTGAACTCGCCAGCGCCAGTCTTATCGGCATCGCGGAAAGCTTCAAACGAAACAGTCGGGTTATAGAACGTAGGCGTTACAACGTTTGCCTGGTCGCAGAACGTGATGCTGTCATCCGTGTCGGAATCTCCGAGGGTAAACTCGGTGCCATCTTCGTTGAGCGCGCAGGTGATGTTGTGTACGAGAGAGTTGCGGCTAGTACCAGTTCCCCAGGCCCACCAACCTACAGCGCCACCATTAAGCTCTGCAGCAGTAGGGGCAGTGCGGTTAGCAAAAGCTTCAGGCTCGCACAGTAGGAAGGTAATGTTCTCCCTATAAAGGCGGTCAAGTGCCATTAGATTTCTTCCTTAATGTCATCTACTTCAGAAGAAGTATTTTTTTGCTTGCCATTGCGCAAGAAATTCTTCTCATCCTTTGTGCCACCCTTGTAAAGCTCAGGCTCGTAAGACTTAGAATCCTCGTCAACAACAACAAGTACATTCTTTAATTCAGAGTGCTGAAGAAACTTTGGAGCAATATCAGCAATCTGTCCAGAAACAGTATTCAATGCAAGTACCATACATCTATTCTATCACTGAATTAGTGGCTAATATAACCACCAACGTTTTGAGCATTAACACCAAAAACTAGGCGCGAACTTGCAATATAAACTGCTGGTTTACCATTAGCATTTTCAACAGCCAAAAGAGTATTAGAACCCTGGGGATACAGTGGCGTGCTGTTTGTTGGTTTCCAACCAATCATCGTATCAAGTATTGCATTCAAAGAAACCCTACACTGTCTAGGCTTAGGGGCAACAACTGCAATGTCAACCGTTGAAGAATACTCGTCAAACCTAACACCAGCAAGCGCCTTGCTGCCAAGCGCCCAAAGGCCACCCCAACGCAAAACAATGTAAGGCTTAACATTATTATTATTTTTCAGAACAGTCTCTTCATCAAGCAGCATGTCTTCTATGACTTCATAGTTTGGAAACTGCGCCGCAATATACGAAGCAATATCATCCTGTATAGGAATAAGATTAAGACCAGACATTATTTACCATCAGCAATCTTCTTAAATTTTGCAATGAACTGATTAACTTTTTCTCCCATTAGCTGAACGGCAAGCATTCTTGAATTACGCAAAGCAAAAATTCCCTCTTGGTCTACTGGGGTGGGCATTCTGCGAAACCAGGGCCTGTTGTTGATAAACCCGCCAAGGGTGTACCAGTTTTTAAATCCACCTTCTTGATAGCCAAAATAGTCTTCAAAGTTCCTTACCCAACCAACGCGAACCGAAACCCTATCCTTAGCCTGCTCAGTCACATAGGTTACGCTGTCGTGCATCAAGCCCGTATCGTAGCGACCCGGACCCTTGCCGCCCAGGCCAGCGCTAATTCGAAACTCACCCCAAGGGCTTACTGACTCTCGGATGATTCTTTGCATTTCCTCTTTGGAGGCTTCACCAATTTCTGTAAGCATAACTTTTGTTTCAACAGGAAACATCTCTGCAAGCATGTACAAATCTTTTTGCTTTTTGCTTAATTGTTTTCTAAAAGTTTTATTGCCAACATCGTACAAACCACCCTTTGCTTTTGACCTGCCCATTATGCAAGAGCCAAAACAAAGTTAATATTTGCACTCTCAACGCCATTAGCTGGAGTAACCAAATTGGCTGTTGCAAAACTGGTTTTGTTATTGTAATACTTTGTTGTGTAAGTATTAGCAAAAGCAACAACAGCGACAGCAACCCCAGGGTCGGCAGGCAAATTATAGTTACCGCGAACATCAGTAGTTGTTTCGTAATCCATTAGCCAAAGACTATTCTCAAGATGAAAACTTCGAACAGTAGCACCAGAAAGCGGGACTGTACTATTGCTAACATTTCCGCTAATAATTGACCACGTAGAATTGCCGAGTGATTTAACATCAACTTCAGCTTCAATCGTGCGCAACCATGCGTAAGAAGAATTGATAGCAGATGTTATCACAAACTGCAAATCCTCAAGTTCATAATCGTTACCACCATTAGTAACAATTATTTGCAAACCCTTGCGAATAAAACCTGCAGACTCATCAAGGGGAATCTGAAGTCGAATGCCACGAATAGATGTGTCAGAAAACCCAACACTTGGAAGAGACTCATTTTTTAAATGTTGAATACGGGCAGGACCAGACCAAATTACAGTTGGTGCTCCACCAGTCTGCGCGTTAGTCCAGGGGTCCCACTGTGCTGTAGATAAATTTGGGTCAACAATTTGAATTGTTGCATTCATCCACGACAGCGCCGTGTTGCCCATTGTGGAACCAATGGCAGAAAAGTTTACTGACTGGTTAAAGACACCCACTTTAATTCCACCATGTCTCCACTGGGTCGTCAGCATCAACGGTTTGAATTAGGGCAACAAAATCACTTGAATCATCAGATGTAGCCTCTGCGCGAAGTTGCTTAGCAAGTTCACGAAGCTCCTTGGCAATTGCGTCACCACGAACCGCAAGGTCATCAGTTGACCAAGACTTAAGAAGCAGGGCCTGTGAGCCAGCAATGGTTTCCAAAGCACGAGCTGCCGCAAGCTTAGGGGTATTATCGTATAGTCCGAGAAGAGCAGTTATTTCAGAGTCGCTAAAGAATAGATAAGTTCCGCTTCCACCGGCAACGCCTGTGGGGTCTGTGTCGCCAAGAAGTAAACGAACCTTGCCAACATCTGAAGTAAGGTTTACTGGGGCTACGCCTGTATTTGCCATGTATCCAGTTTACCAGCAATAGGGAAGCCCCCGCACCGGAGGATGTAGCGAAATCAACTCAACGATGCGGGGGCAGCGCGCGGCGGGATTGGAGGGGTTACCACGCAATTCTATCGTAACATAGCAAAAACCCCCACCCGAAGGTGAGGGCTTTGCATTTAGAGCTTATTACGAACCAGCACCAGTCGAGTAGACGAAGCCATCGTTCGTGACGTTGACAGCCTCAACTACGTGGCGAACACGAGTCTGGATGTCATCCTCTTCGAACGAACCCTCGCGTACAGGAACCTCTCCGCCAGCCAGCGACATGTGTCCGCTGTCCTTGATGGAGATAACCGGCGTGCGCTCTCCCGAGAGGAAGACCTCAAGGAACTGGGGGCGAACGTTCGTCTCGGGAACAATGAACCACCACTTGTCAATGGTGTTACCGGAAACAACATCGAGCGAGTTGAACTCAATGTTACGCAGCGGTCCAGTCGTGATACCAGCGTTGATGGTAAGCAGGTCGCTTCCAACGGTACGGCGAACTTCCTGAATGCTCAGCAACTGGTTAACCGTGGTGGACAGGCCAGCACCGTGAATCAGCTTGTAGGTTGAGGCACCAATCGGGCGACCATTTACGCGAGCAGCGCGCGACTGCGCAAGAGCAGCATCAATAGCGGTGAGCGTAATAGGAGCGTTGACAGCAGTTCCAAGCTGCGAGTTTGCAGCAAGTCCCTTACCCGAGAAAGCACTTCCAACAGCACCAGCAGTCGTCGTGAACAGACGAGCAAGAGTGATGTCTTCCTGCTGTGCAGCGTAAAGAGCAAACTGCTGGGTGAACTGACCGATGATGTCGAAGTTACCAACACGACGCAGCGACTCCCATGACAGACGAGCGCGTACTCCACGCTTACGGTCAATGCTCTTGTCGGTGGACGAGGTGGTGAACTTGACAGCTGGGTACTCGTCGTACTCGCCAACAACGGGAAGTCCACCAGAGATGAACTCCTCACCATTGTTTGCAATCAGCGAGCTGGGGTCAACCTGGAAGTCACCAAACTTTATGGGACCGAAGTTGTCAACCGTGTACTCCTGTGCAATCTGGTCCCAAGCAACGGGGATTGCAGCATACTGGGCGAGGAACTGTACTTGAATGGCAGGCTGCAGCAAGGTAGGAATATCGCTAGACGAGATACCTTCCTGGAGCATTACCTTTGCGCGAACATCACCAGACGTTGCGGCGAAGTAAAGCTTTGCAGCCTCAGCCTGACGCTTCGTGGTGTTCTCTTCAATCTGAGAAATTGCGTTCTCAACAATTTGAATTTTTGCAGACATTATTTAATATCCTTAGTTGTTGATTCGGACGTAGATGGTCTGCGTTCCGGTGGTCGAACCCTTGGGGCGGTAAGCCATTCCAACAAACTTGTTGCTGGTGCTAGTTGCCGTGAGGGCCGTTCCGTAGGTTGCGGCAGAAGCTAGGTACAAAGGCGTGCCAACGGTGATTGCGGCAGTATCCGTGGTCGTTCCCGTGAATACACCCTTAGTGCGCAGGGTAGCGTAGTAGTTTGTGTCAGCAGCAAGCTTTGCGGAAGTTTCAGCAACTCCGATAATTCCAGTTGCGTTTGCGCTGGCAGCAGTACCACCAAGGACAACAAAGTTGCCCGCGACTACGGCAGAGTTAACTGCATAAGTCAGGCTGTCTGCGTCTTTAAAAATTTCATTAATAGCCATTAGAACTAACCAACCTTTACGTTGAGAATGTCGCGGAGGCTAGGAGCCTTCTGGACGGTATTAGCGATAACAGTCTCTTCGGCAAGAACAGCATTGGCTGATTCTTTAAGGTGTGACTTTACCGACTCAACGAAAACCTTCTGGCTTTCGATGGCCTGCGTAAGCTCGCCACCATTACGAAGCGACTCGTAGACAGCCTTGCGCGAAACCTCGGGAAGGTCGGCGTTGACAAGCGCCTCGGCAACAGCCTCAACGTCAACTTCTTCCTTCTCTTCGGGGTCCTCGGAAGGCGAAAGGGTTTCTGCAAGGGCAGCAAACTTGGCCTCAATAGCCACGCTCATTGCCTCAAGCATGGCCTTGATTTCATCCATGTTAGAGTTTCCTTCTTTTATAGTAGATTTGGTTTTTGCCTTAATAGCAGAACCATTTATCCCACGCTTGGATTCTCCAAGAGCAGAAACTTTTGTTAGAGCAGAAATTGGTGCGCCCATTAACATCTGAGTGGCCTTCCACTCTCCGTTCATGTCTTCCCAAACACGCATCAAAGCAACAGGACTTTCTTCTGTTGCCTCAATTTGAAGTGGGTCACCCTCAAATGGGAAGACACCGGAAGTCATAATGTACGAAACTTGACCATAAGTTGTTTCCCCCTCATAGTCCCACTTGACCAAATCTTTTTCAGCAAGCTCACCAGGAGCTGCTTCAGTAAACTTTGCAAGTGCAGACTCGTACAATTTTTCCGCAAGGCCACTACCTGGGCGACCTGCATATGAAACCAAATCTACGCTGTTCTGCACATTTGGAACTAAAGATTCTACAACTACTTCACCTTCGTCATTACGCTCACCATCACCCATTGCGTAAATAGAAAGACCAGTGTGCGGGGCAACTGCCTCTACAAAATCTTTCCAGTGTGGCATAACCTGCAAGTCGGCAACTAGGCCAACACCATCCTCATAATATGCATCTTCCGCCAGAACACCAAGTAGGTTCTTTGGAGAGCGCACTTCACCTTCGCTGACGGGGTGGTCAACATATGAGTGAGTGCCACGAGGAAAGGCTTGGGGGCCATATTCCTTAAGGACATCTTCTGAATAAATTCCAGAAGAACCCTTTCCGGGCGTAATGAGAATGGCGCGCCAGTTATTCCCATTCTTGACGGGAGCAACGGCAGACTCGGTAAATAGTGTACTAGTCATATATATAATTCTAGCACCAAATTATACAGCAAACTTATTGAGGCAAGTTTTGAATATCTCTTAGCGTATTGTCGCTATTTGTCAAGTCACCAACACCCGCACCAGAGTTACCCTGTGATGTTGCAACGTTAGTTGGTGCTGCGTTAACATCAGCGCCAGGACGTGTGCCACCAGGAACTGCAGCCACTGCAGCAGAGTTTTGATTATTTGGAATAAGAACACCGCTGGGAACAGGACCTTGAGCTTCAATGCCCAACTCTTCGGCGTAAGCATTCTGAATAATCTGAGAATCAAATAGTCCAGTCTGCCAAGCTTGACCAAGCGACTGAACGCTACGGTAACTTGGGTCAACAATAATTTTGTTGAACTTAACACTTGGGTCACGAACACCCATTACGCGAAGAACTCTTGTGAAAAAGTTTTCCCAGTTTCCCTGACGACCATAAGCTGCATTCAAAGTTGACTGGTCAAGAACCTGTGAGCCAGCAGCCGTAGACCCCGTGCCGGAAAGCAAGGCATCAACGCTAACTTCCATGGCGGTTGCAGACATGGCGGCAAGGGGACGACCAGTTTCAAGGTCAACCGCATTATTGCGTGGCATGGCTGAAAGCTCAACATCAGAGCCAGTCACAGCTGTTGCTGCAACCTGACGATTGTTAAGCAACTTAGCTGAAGCGCTATTAGCGCCCTTGGTTGACTTTGATTTAACCTGCCATGCAATACCCGACAATGCTTTCAACATCTTCGAGCCATCCTTAAGGTACTCGCTGTAAGCCCAAGCCCAAGGCAAGGCGGGTAGGCAGTCAGGCAAGCCCCACAAAGAACCAGTGTCATCGTTTTCGCGGTGGTCAACAATGACAATATTCTTATTAACGGCAACATCATTAATGCTTCGTACAGGAGTTTCTGTGTAATCCAGTGGATACCAAACTTTGACATGCTCTGTCTGGTGAGTGCCATCTGGATTCATGGAAATTACTTTGTCATACTCATGCAATATATAGGTAAGAATTTCTGGGTCTGTTGAATCTACAACCCAGCCGGTAATCTGCTCAATTGGAACGCGACCCCATCGTCGCGTTGTTTTGTCATACCGTGCAAAAAAGTTTCCTGAAGTAAAAAGAATTTTTTCATTCTTCTTACATGCAGATTCGCTAAACAAAACCTGCTGATTAATGGCATCGTTAATAATGTCCATGTATCTTGGGGCAAGCGGTTGGTTGTTGCTTGACATTTTAAAGCCGCGACCAAAAACATATGATGCCCTAAGTGAGGCACCACGCTTAAGGATTGCATTCTGATTTGTTTGCTTGCGTGCGTTAGCTGCAATCAGTTTAAGTTCGGGCAGGGTAACGCCACGTTCCTGCAGTTGGTTAATTGATGTCCAACCAACATCATCAAACTCTCTTGTTGCCTGCGCCATTGCCATGTATGACTCAGCAAGCCGTTCATTCTCCTGAATCAGTTCGGAGATTTGCTCATTAAGTACAAAATTTTTTTCAGAACCATTAAGATTTTTAGGAATATATGCCATAAAACAATCTTATCACCAAAAATTCTGTGAGTAAAACGGATGATTGTCTTCTTGTAGGTCGTATTCGATTACGCTTCCTACGGCTGGGCTGTCACTATCTTTGAAGTCTAGGATGGAAAGTATGGCTGCATCTAAGGAGTCAGGGGATTTAAGCCCGTTCTTTTTCATTTCATCTTTCGATGTTATTTGTATTGCACCTTTTGCACTGAACTTGTAAGTTTGCGAGACGAGTTCTTCGCGCAGTCCGGCATCATCGTAGTCGAGGTCTATTTTTCCTTCGGACATTAGTTCACGCAGGGTGTCGTAATGCCATGCCCTGGCGTTCATCCAACGTTGATTGTCGGGACTTGCATTTGACCCCGCAATAGCGCCCACATCGTACACAGCGTCCCGAAATTCCTGTAGAGTAACCAGCGCATCCACTACACCACCGCCGACACCGTTCACATCCACGTTCACTAGTCTCGCACCAACGGCCTGTGCTGCTGTATGTATCTTTCTCGCAGTTGTTATCAAATCTGTTTTTGACCATGCGCCACCATCCTCTTGTCCGTTGTCGTAAAGTCTTACGCGCCCACCACGATTAATGTACATCCTGTTCTCGTCTGAACCGAAGCGTGCAATATCGACTCCTATAATAGGTCGGATGCTTTCGTCTTCTTCAACTTCGCATTCAATTGCAATGTCTATTACTTCTTGCGAATAAAAAGTATTGTCAGCCTCATCAGGAAACTCACCCAGTACTTTGGCTTTGTACCGTGCGGAGTCCATTCCCCATGCACGCTTCTTGTGTTCCACCCATTCAACACTTGTCAGGCCGCTAAGAAGTTTGTGCTGCTTCTCCAGGTCTTCATAAACATCCTCATCAGTGAACGTGGGCAGGTCAAACGCACTAATAGTATGCAACGACCAGTCTTGGCTGATGCGCGGGTCGGTAAAAATTTTATGAAACTCTGTACCACGCCGGTCCGGGTTTCCAATCGCTAGGATGCGCGAATCAGAACCTGTTGCTACCGCTTCAGCTGCGGTAAACATTTCAGGCGGCAAACCGCCAGCCTCATCCAAGAAAACCATTGTGCGCATTTTGCGGGTTCCCTGAAACGACGACACAATGTCCCGGTCAGAGGGGCGTTTACCAAACACCAGGAACTCGGAGCCTTGCTCACCGTCCAATTTCCATGCCAACGTTTCGGTAATCCTACCGGGAAGTGCAACACCATTCGTGTATGCTGCACCTTTGTTTACTTTAAGGTACGCAAAAATAACTTTCTCAATCTGCGACAACGTAGGTGCAGACACAATGCACAAAGTGTCAGCAGGGTTGCTTACTGCAACCTGCCATGTAATCAAGTCAGCAACAACAGCCGACTTACCGCAACCGTTCGCAGACTTGACAGCTATACGCGGTGACACCAAAAAGTCTTGAACAATTTGTTCCTGCTTCGAATACCAGCGTTTCCCCAAAACATCATTCAACCAAGCTTGCGGGTCCGACTGATACAACCTGGCGCGGGAACGCTCCCGCAAATCCCCGATAGCCCCCTCAACAACGTCACTCAGAAATGACATTATTAGACAACTCCCTGGCAGCCAACCTTAAACCATCCGCAACCCAAGCATCCACCAACTCGTCATCCGGCAACTCGTCAGCTTCCTTAACGCGGCCCACCACCGACTGCAAAGCCAAATCAAACGCACGCCCAAACAACCTGGCCTGCGCCTGCGTAATCTCATTAATGTCAGCATCCACAAGTTTACGCCGCGAATCCAAACGGTCACCAACCAACTTCAAAGTACGCAACGCCACCGAAGCTGTTGCCGCAAAATCCTTCGGGTCAGACGCAGCCAACCCAGCAAACACCTGGTCCTTCAAATCAACAATCTCCTCCAACAACAAACGCTCCTGCTGACGCTCCGACAACCAATCCCTCGAAGCCAAAAGTTCAGACACGCGCTCCGCAACAAACCGTGCATCCAAACCCGTCGCATCCGCAATCTCCTGCGGCGACTTACGCGC